GAGTTGTTGGCGTTGGTTTGTGGTGGGCCGATCATGTCGCGCGTTGCCGAGGATCATTTCGGGTGGTTGGGGCTGCGGTATCAGAACGCCGAGCGCGGGCTNTCNNCNGCTGGGCTGATCCGGTTTGAGGGCGGAATGCTGGTCGCGTGCATGCGGTGAAATGGGTTTTGCTTTTACCTTCACCGGAAAGATGCGGAGGTATGTTAATGTCGGTTTTTTTCAGATTTGCAGATACGGTTGGTGATGGAACAGGCTCAACCAACGCAGCGGTTGACGGGTCTTCTACTGCAAAAGACTACATGTTGCGCCCCTTGACGGGTCATTACCTGAAGGTCGCCAGGATGATCGTTTCAATCGAGGACGCCGGCACGTTCGACAGCGCATCCTATGGGAATGGAATTTCCATGACGAACGGCATTAGTGTCGGAGTTTTTGATGCCGAAACTGATGTTTTGAAGCAGGATCTTCTCGGCGGAGAGCCGGTAAAGACAAACGCAGATTGGGTAAGGCATTGTCACGACCTAAGTTTGCACAATTTTGGCACTGGAAATCCAGTCGCGACAATCAGATGGACCTTCGAAAAATCCGGTGACTTTATCTACTTGTCGAATGACGAATACTTGAAAATCAGCATTCGAGATAATCTAACGGCGCTGGTGAATCATCAGTTTTTCCTGAATGGCGTTGCTGTTTGACTTCATTCGTGCATCTGACCTAATGGCTGTCTTTGCGATTTCCTCCCCAGGAGGATCGCAAATGTCAAAAGTCACAAGCCTGCATGGCGGCGTTACCGGCGAGCGCGTGCCCGACGTGGCCACAATCAGCATTCTACGAGAATGGCTTGAGATGGCCGAAAGCGGTGAACTTGTCGGCGTTGTTCTCGCTGGGCAGTCATTCGACGCTGCGGCCTTCTATGGAATTGCCGGGCACGTCGAGAGTTATTCGCTGCTCGGGGCGTTGACCGAGGCTCAATCTGACGTTTTGGCAATTCGGCGTGGTGACGCCTGATGCTGCGCTTCACGGCAGCCGGCAATGCTGTTTACGAGCCTGATGGGGCCGTTCTGACCGACTTCTTTTGGGATCGATCGAAGTTTGCCTGCATTCAGGGGCCGATTGGGTCGGGCACGTCGTCGGCGTCGTGTCACAAGATTTGGGCTTTGTCCTGCGCGCAAGAGGCGGATCTGGACAAGGTGCGCCGGACGCGGTGGATCATCACGCGCGACACGTACAAGGAGCTGCGCGAAACAACGGTGAAGACCTGGCTGGATTGGTTTCCCGAGGATCAATGGGGCACGTTCATCCGCTCTGAGCCGATGGTGCACCACATCAAGAAAGACCACCCGTCTGGCGATGGAACAAAGGTCGATTGCGAGGTGATCTTCGTTGCAATCCCTGACCCTGATACAGCCGAAGCGGTCTGCGCATCCTATGAAATTACCGGGTTCTTCCGAAACGAGGGGCAGTTCTGCGAAAAAGGCGTCGTTGATGAGCTGATTTCCCGCTGCGGACGGTATCCGTCCATGATGCGTGGGCCCGGCGCTACGTGGTTTGGTGGTTGGATGGACATGAACGCGCCGATTGAGGGGCATTGGGTCCCGTTCATGCGCGGTGACGTGCCGTTGCCACCGGAAATGACCGAAGATGAAAAGGCCGCGTTCAATAAGCCTGAAAGCTGGGAATTCTTCGTGCAACCGGCCGGGTTGCTCGAATCCTTCAAAGACGGCAAGCCGGTGTATTCGTTCAACCCACAGGCCGAGAACCAGAAACACCTCAAGGAAACCTATCTTGAGAAGATCGCGGGCAAGAAAAAATCGTGGATTGATCGTCGCGTTCTGAACAAGGTTGGGATTACGCTGGATGGCAAGCCGGTCTATCCGACGTTCAGCGAAGATGACCATGTTCACAAACACGACGTTCCACCCGTCGATGGTCTGCCGATCATTTGCGGTTTGGATTTCGGGCGCGAGCCCGCGGCAGCATTCTTCCAGGAGGCCAATGGCACATGGACGCTGCATTCCGAGCTTATCGGTGAAAACGAGAGCGCCGAGCTGTTTGCCCCGCGGGTGAAAAAGCACCTGTCGCGGTTCTATCCCGGCTTCCGGGTTGAATTCTGGGGCGACCCGCGCGGCGGGGATGGTACGCAGGCAACGGAAACCACGGCCTTCGACATCTTCCGCAAGCACGGCATGAACGTCCTGTGCGCCACCACGGACAACAGCCCAGAGCTGCGCCGCTCAACGGTTGAGGCGGTTCTGGCGCGGCGAAACGGCCTCAAGATCAACCCATCCTGTACCGTCGTGAAACGTGGGTTCGCTGGGGGATATGCCTATCGCAAGATCAAGGGTTTGGCCGGTATGTTTTCTCCGAAGCCCGTCAAAAACCAGTATTCGCACATCGTTGAAGCCGCCGAGAACGGGCTAATCGGAGGCGGAGAGGGTTTCTCCGTTGTTCGTTCCCCATCTGAGGGACGCCCAAAACCTGTCGTGAAGCCGCGCCAGAAGTTCAAGTTGCGCCGATGAATATCATGGCCTGGTATGTCTGCTTCGCCCCATCGAAAACGAAGCCTCTTTCTCACATGTTCGGGCATGTAAAGGTGTTCGGCTATACGACGGACGACACGTGGTTCTTCTATGACCCAACCAGGAACGGTGGGGATTTGGACATCACGCACCACTATGACACGGTTGAAACCTACATGGCGCTGATGATGGAGGGCAATCTTGTCCTGAAACTCACCGAAACGCGCCACATGCGATTTCACATCATGCCCATCCAAAACTGCGCAACCATCGTGGGCCACATGCTTGGTTATCGTGCATTGGGTCCATGGCACCTCAAGCGGAAACTCCTGCGAAACGGTGCAGAGGTGTTTTACGATGGGACGACCCAAGGAAAGTGCGGAATCGAAGGCAGCCCGCGAGCGTGAGCGTCGGGCGGCTGAAACCGAATTGGCGCCACTGCACAGGAAACCTCCAAGTCGCAGACCTCTGATTTCCGTCGCGCCTTCATGAAGGCCGACCCATTCACAGCGCGCCCGGTACAACCACTCAAGGGGACAACCGGAACGATCAAAAAGGGGACAACTTCCCAAAATCTTCTCGCCGGGAATGGCAGCATCTTTGATTTGGCGAGAATGTGAACGTGAAACCATCAAAAGCATTCTCCACACGGTATGCCGCCGCCAAGAAATGGCGTGATGGTGTCGAAACGGACATCAAGGATGTTCTGACGTTCTGCGCCAATGGCCGGGAAAACGACTTCACGTCGGTACAGGACAAGGTAGAAGCCACGGACATCTATTGTTCCTACGTCGAGGAATTTGCAACCGACCTGGCGTCCGATCTGGTGACGTATTTCACACCGTCCGAGGTGCGATGGGGTGAGTTCGAAGTCACGGCCGCCGTAGAGCAGGACATGGCCGATCAAGTCGAGACGCTTGTCAGCAATCGCGAAGACGAGGTGTTCGGCCTGATTGAAGCGTCCAACTATTACGACGTGGCGCCACAGGTGTTCTTTGAAGCCTCATCCCACGGGACCGCCGCGATGTGGGTTGAAAAATCCCACCTGACACAGCCTGTCTTTGTTGAGGCCGTCACCCCGGATGAGCTGCTGATTACGCCAGGTCACAACGGCCACCTGGACCGGTTCCGCGAGCGTTCAGTCATCGCAGAGTTCCTGCCGGCCACTTTCGCTGGTCAGAACGTCAAGCTGGACCACCCAGAAATCAAGAAGAAGATCAGCACACCCGGCGCGACCGCCAAGGTGTGCTGGGGATTCTGGCTGGATTGGTCCGAGCCCGCGGTTCCTGTCTGGAAAACGGAAATCACCGTCGATGGAAAGCGCGTCACGGACGAAGAACAGATCCTGGGTCCGCTGGCCGGTGGCTGCCCGCTGCTGGTTGGACGGTTCAACCCTTGGTCCAAGCGCCCGTGGGGCAGGGGCCCTGGCATGAAAGCGCTGGCAGACATCTTCACCATCGACAAGGTGAACGAAATCGTTCTGGACAACCTCGATGCCGCGCTGTCCCCGTCTTGGGGATACCCGGATGACGGAATTCTCGACATGAGCGGCGGGATCGAACGCAACGCGGCATACCCCATGCGGCCTGGCACACCCAACGCGATCCAGAAGCTCGACCTGGGCGGCAACCTTGATTACGGATGGTTCTCCGAGGAACGCCTTGTCGATCGGCTGCGCGTTGCCTTCTACCAAGACGGCCCCCGCCAGCGCGGCGACACGCCCCCATCTGCCACCCAATGGCTGGACGAAGCACGACGCGTTCAACGCCGCATTGGCAAACCGTCCGCCCCACTGTGGTCTGAGATGATCGCGCCCTTCATTCAGCGTGTGGAATTCATCGCGGTTCAATCCGGCATCATTTCGGAAACAATCACCCATGCCGGTGACAAGCTGAATGTTGCGCCAATCTCGCCGCTGCAAAAAGCCCAAAATCAAGACAAAGTGCTGACCACCCGGTCGAACCTTGATCTGGCATTCCAAACATTCGGTGAGCAGGTCAGCCAAGTGGTCAACGTCCCGGCCACCATGGACAACATCATCAAAACAAGTGGGGATGACCTGATCGTCCTGAACGACCCGGAGGAAACGCCAAGTGAGCCTACCCCGCCTGCTGCCTGAAGACGGCCCAGTCCTGATGTACCTTCGCCGCATTCCAGGGCGTGACCGGGACGGTGCCCTTACTGACCTGAAAGCATTGCTCTCCACGCCGCAGGGGCAGATGCTCTTGGATTTGCTGGATAAATCAACGACACTTCGACAGGCTCCGCCGTTGGCTGATCCGCGTGCATTGGATGCGGCCAATGCTCAGTCTTTCATCGCAAGCGATCTCAGGAGGATTGCAAGCGATGAAACTGAATATGTTGATGCGGCCAAAAACTGATCATGCGGGAGACCGCGGAACCCGGAAGCTCAGGGGGTGAGCCGCCCGCTGGCGACCCGCCCGCTGACGTTACGCCGGAGCCGACCCTGGACTTGGGTGCGTTCGTTCCCGAAGCGTTCAAAGGCGAAGATGGCGCGTATGACACGGCAAAATTCCGCGAAGACTACGATGGTCTCACCGCGCTGAAAGCCCAGCATGACGAACGCTTGGCGACCGTCCCGGAAACCGCTGACGCCTACGAATTCGCATTCCCCGAAGAAATGGACTTTGGCGACCTCGATCTGCCCGAGGGTTTCACTGTCGAGTCCATGGCTGAGGACGAAAACTTCAAGCCGTTGTTCGGCGCCTTCGGTGAGTTCCTGCACCAGCACCAAGTCGGCGGCGAAGCGGCCAAGGACGCCATGGCGCTGATTGGCAAATACGAAGCCACCAAGTTTTCGCAGAACTACGCCAAAGGCAAAGCTGAAATCGAAAGCCTTGAGCGTGGCAAGGAACGAATTGCGACCGTCCAGCGCTCCCTTGAAACACGTCTTCCCGAAGGAATGGCCACCGCCCTGATGGGCGCTGTCGGCACAGCAGATGGCGTGCGAGCGCTTGAAAAACTGCTTTCCGGTCCGGGCCCGAAATCTCCCACCCCCCAGCCCGCGGCCACGGTGGATGAGAATGCTTCTCCGACAGAGCGNCTNAAATCGCTCTATGCGGACGAAGCGTGATGGCCGCACCACAGCGAGAGGAATAAGCGATGGTTCACACGCTTCCCGAATACGCAAAGCAGGAAACCGACGAGAAAAAGCGCGCGATCATCGAGCTTTTCCCCGAAGCATCGGACATCCTGNCTGCGCTCCCGTTCAAACCCGCCCCCGGCGGCAAATATGGCTATCAGCGCGAAGGNGAACTGCCNGACAACATGGGCTTCCGTGGGATCAACGAGACGCCGGCCGAAGGCCATGGTGTGATCAACGATCTGGTTGAATCGTGTTTCCCCATCGCGGGCAACATCGA